TATAGATTAAGAGGAGAGATGAATGTAGTTGGCAGGTATCTTGCATCAGGAGAAACCAGCACTTTTGTTGACCCTAATGGCACTACACAAACTTTAAAACCAGCAACTATTATTCAAACTACAAATCTAACTAATGGTAGTACAACAACTATAGAAGCAGAAGGAGACTATAGAAATGCAAAAGTAATTATAGGAGAACCATACGATATGCACTATAGATTTAGTAAGCAAAGAATAACAGAATCACCTCAACAAAATAGTGCAGAGATTATTAGTTCAAGACTGCAACTACATCATTTTTATATAAAGTTTGAAAAAAGTGGTTTCTTCCAAGTAGAAGTAACACCAGAAAATAGAGACACCAGTACACATAAATTTAGTGGTCGTTTGTTAGGTGCTGCTTCATCTGCTATAGGAGAACTAAACCTAGAGACAGGTACATTTAGAGTGCCAATAATGAGTAGAGCAGATAGAGTTGATATAGATGTAAAGAATAAAACTTTTTTACCTACACTTTTAGCAAGTGCAGAATACGAAGCTATGTTTCACATGAAGAGCAGGAGAATGTAGATGGGTCACATGAGAAAATGTACACTAAAAGACTTGAATCATGTAAGTAAAAACATGAGAGATATAGACAGATTAGAAGCTTTATATCAAACTAATATGGATGCTGATGCAGCTTTACGAATTTCTTATTTAGCTAGTAAAACAATTATGGCGATCTGTGGTGATAATGATAATCCTATAGGCATCTGTGGTGTTACTCAGAATGGTTGTATTTATATGGTTGCAACAGAAGAATTGTTTGGTAATGATAAATATAAAATACAATTAATAAGACAAGGTAGAAAATGGGTTGATGAATTGCTGGAATCATATAAAATTTTATACAATGTAGTATATGCTGATAACAAGAAAGCTATGAAATGGTTAAAGACATTAGGATTTAAATTTACTAAGTATCATGAAGAGTATGGAGAACATAAAAAACCATTCTATGAGTTTATGAGGATAGCCTAATGTGTTTTGTCGCTGGTCTATTTGGTATAACTGGTGTTGCTGGTAATTTATTAAATGCTTCTTTAGCTTTAAGTGCTGTAACAGGTGTTGCTAGTGCAGCTTCTAAAAATAGAGTAGCTAGACAGCAAGCTTCATACGCATATCAAGCAGCAGAAAGAACAGCTTTATCTGCGGATGCTGCTCTTGCAGCACAACAAGAAGCACTTAATTCACAACTGTTAGAAAGACAAGCAGATGCAGCACAAAAAAAATTAGGTAAAACTATTGAAGGATTACGAGCTAGAGGTAAAGTAGCTGCTACAGAAGGCAGATCAGGTAGATTGATGCAGTTGATACAGATGGATGTAGAAAGACAAACAGCTATTTTAAGAGAAGGTATTCAACAATCTTTAGAGTCTGCTGAAACACAGTATGGAAGAGATGTTGCTGCTATAGTTGCACAAAGAGATAGTCGCAGGAATCAAGCTATGGATATACAAAATAGAGGATATACACAAGCAATGCAAAACTATCAAGGATTACTACCAACTATTGCTAATGTTGCTTCAACAGGCTTGTCAACGTATTTAGGAATAGATGCAGGACAAAGAACATTTACTAATGCTTAAATGACTTATTCAGGTTTTCAATCATCAACAACACCTAGAGATACTTTTGTTTCTCAAAGTACACAACCTGCTATTAATACACAAGATTCTTTGTCTCAAGTAGCACAAGCATTGCAAATTATAGAACCTAACCTACAAAAATTTATAGTAAAAAAAATTAAAGATATAAAAGAAGAAGATGTTGCAGAAGCACAAACTGAAGGTGCTAAATCAGCAAGAAATTATACAAGAGTAGAAAAACTTTTATTTCCTCAAAATGTAGAAATAGATGAAACATCACAAGAATACGCTGCAAGTTTAAATGCTTTAAAGAAAACACAAAATCAACAGGATATAGAAATAACTAGAGGTAAAAGTATATGGTTTAAAAACGCATACGAAGAAGCTAAAGCTATAACACTTGGTAAGAATTTTAAATCTGAAATATCAAGTGATTATCAGACGTATAGAGTACCCGACTCCGTAACAGGAGAAATGAAACCACTATCAGCATATCCTTTTCAAAGTGCTGAAGTACAAAACTTTCTTGGTCAATACAGAAATAAAAACGTAGAAGCAGCAAACATAAGTGAGTTTTATTTCAATAGATCATTTTTGCCACAGATAGAAGAAGGAGTAAAAGACTTTGCAAAAGATCACGACAAAGATCATTCTTTCTATAAGCTAGAAGAATACAAAAAGACTGTTAAAGAAGATTTAGGTCTTGTATATTTTAGTTATATCAGAAATGTTACTACTGCTAATAAAGAAAATAGAGAACCAAACTTAGAGCAAGAAGCTAATGATATAAAGAATCTTGTAGAAAACATAACTCAGATATATCAAGGAGAAGATTTATCTAAGTTTTATGACGAGGTATTAATTCCTTTTATAACAGAACGTGGGATACTGATGGCATCTATGACGGAACTGGGAGATGAAAGGTTTGATATGGCAATAGATTTCTTACAACAGTTTCCTAATTTATTTCCAAGAAAAGCAAAAACAAAAACAGAGGTTGTTAATGGAGAAGTTGTAGTAAGTCCAGTATTAGATAAGAATGGAAAGCCAGAATATTTTACAAATAATGTTTTACAAAATAAAAAAAATTATGAAAAACAAATTAACACCGCAATAAAAAGTATTAATGCACTAAGAATACAAAATCAAAAAATAAATAGTCCTAGAGAGTTGAATTTAAAAACAAATAAAATGAAAGAACTTTTACAGATAAATAATATGAGTAAAGAGCAAAGAAAAGAAATATTAGAGATAGCATCAAGTGACCCTACAGCATTGACTTGGTTAAAGAACAATAGAGATACATATAGACTTTATAGTGAAGAAGGTTTTAATCAACTTTTTTTTGAATTAGAAGGAGGGAAGATAAGAAACGAAAAGTTAGCTTATACCAAAATAGATGCGTGGTATGAAAATACTTTGAAGTTACCAAAAGATCAAGAGAGAAAAAATAAACTTCTTGGTCTTATAGATAGAGAAGTTAACGAAGAAAGAAATTATGCTAATGCAACAGCAACAAGAATAATACAAGGTAAATCATTGTTTTTGAAAAACATTGTTGAAAGTGGTGGAGATGAAGATATGAAAATAGTAGATCAATTAAGCGAAACTATAGAAAGTGTAAGAACTAAATTAGTTGATTATTCAGTAACTAAAAGAGTATTTGAAGAAGAAGAAAAACCAAGATACCCAACACTACAAGAAATTGACAATTATGGAGAAGAACTAAGACAAGCCATGGAAAGCAGATTAACAGCTATACAAAAATTTGTTTCTGACGACACATCAAAAAATTTAACTATAAATGTTTTATCCCCTGATTATATAAATGAAGAAAGAAGATTAGCTAGGACACAAATATTTGATATAACAAAAAATGTCATAGGAAAGCAAACTATAGGTGCAGATGGCAATAGAACAAAACCAACTCTTGAAGATATTGAATTAAGTTATGATTTTATTGTAGAAGATGTAAACGCACAGTTTTTGATAAATCAGTTTTACAAAGAAGATGGTAGTCAGACTTCTGGACAAAAAGAACAATTAGCTCAATTTTTAGATCAGCTAGATATATCTAAAGAAGATATAGAAGAATATAACTTAGTAAAAGTTTTTAACGATATAGGATTTGATATTACAAAGAATTATCCAAGTCTTACTAAGACTATAAATGAATACAATGGACAGGTCGTACCACCAGATGATGAAGTGCCAATAGAAGATTTTGACAAATTAAGCAAAGAAGACAAACTAGAAGTAAACAGAATACTTGGTAGAGAAGTTTTTAAACCAGAAGATTCAAACGTAGTAATACCTAAAACAGTTGATGAAAACGTAGAAGATTCAAACGACTCAAGTGAGACTAAAGTTAAGACAACAAAAAGTTTAAATTTAAGTAAGGTTATATCTGACATAGTTATACCACCTGACAATTTTAATCCAAATGATTTATTTGCATCAGGTGATGTATCACCACCTATAGGATCAGGACAAGATTTTATGAAACGATTCGATAATTACCTAGATAGTTTTTATGGATTTACTACAAATGACAGAATATATAAAAATATGCCTAACTATATGAAAGTTAATTTAATGGACTCATTTAGTGATAATGAAGCACAGCAGATAGCAGATACAAAAGAAAAAGAACCAGTTACAACAACTGGTGAATTTTTACCAAATCAAGATTTATCAGAAGTTAGATCTGATTCCACTCCAAACTTAGGGCTAAGAGATGGCAGTCTTATAGCTATGGCTTTCCCACTAGAAGGTAGAAAGATAGGAGAACAAACAGATACAAAAGTAGTAATTAATAAAGAACCTAATGGCATAAAACGTATGGAAGCAAACTTCCCTGTTATCTATAAGTTAGCTAAAGAAGTTGGTATAAAATTTCCTGAAATAGTAGCAGCACAATTCTCTGTAGAATCAGATCATGGACTTAGCGTTACAGGTAAAAATAATTACTTTGGTATAAAAGCAACACAGTCTGAGATAGATGCAGGTCAATCAACACTAGCACCTACATTTGAAGAAATAAATGGTAAAAAGGTAAGAGTGATGGCACACTTTAAAAACTTTGAAAGTATAAAAGAATCACTTGAACACTACAAAAAATTCTGGAATGATAATTATTTAGACAGAAAAGGTATTTCTACAGTAGATACAGTTGAGAAAGCAGTTAAACTATTAAAAGATAATGGCTATGCTACTGACTCGGATTACATTAAACTTGTCTTAGATGTCATTAGAGATGCTCAAAGAGAACCCCCCTTGTATTAAATGTCTGAAGAAGTAAACGAAATTATTGAAACACAGTCAACAGGAGAAGACGTTAATATTGATGTCAATAAAGTTGTTAACGAAATAGTAGAAGAAGAAAAACCAGAAATCGTAACTAAAGATTTACCAAAAAAAGAAGAAGAAAAAATAGAAATCAACAAGGTTGAAGCTGAAACAAAGAAATTAGCAACTAAAGAAATTAATAACTCTGAAAATATTAATCCTATAGATAAACCTGCAACAGAAGAAACATCTTGGTTTGGTGGTCTTAAAAATTGGTATGACGAAAAACTTGCAGAGAATAAAAGGAAGTATGCAGACTCCAAAAAACAAATGGAGGAAAATAAAAAAAAGTTACAAAAATCAGTTACAGGAGATATTATAAGAGGACTTATAAATGGTCGTATAGCAAGCATCAATGAACTTTATGAGTTTGGAGATGATGTCTTAGACTTAGTAATGGGCGATCTGTATAATTCAGAAAGACCTGCTGATTTTGATTTAATAGGTTACAAAGAAGGTAGTACAAACTTTGGATTTCAAAGTCCTATTGGAGGAGAGTTTGAGGATGATGAAGGTGCTGTTTATGGTATATCAAAAGCTATTAGTCAATGGATTATACCAACAGGACTTGTTGCTAAAAGTTTAAAAAAAATAGGTCTTAAAAAATTTAGATACGCAATAGCAGGTGGTGTTGTTGACGCATCATTAACAGACCCTTATGACGCTAACTTCTTTGATTTTATAGAAAACAGATTTGATATAGCTAATCCTGTTTTAGATTTTTTAACTGTACCTGAAGAAGATGCAGACGAATATGAAAAAGCAGCTAGAAGATTAACAGCAGTAATGCAGGGTTTAGTTGTTGGAGAAGGACTTATAGGTAAAGGCTTACCTGTAGCAGGTAAGGTTGTTAAAGGTATAGGCGATAAAAGTTTGCAAGCATTGTTTGGTATAAAAGACATTACAAAAGAATTAGCAGGTAAAAATGGAAACCAGTTAATTGATTTTGTAATGGAACAGTTCTACAACATGAAGAAAAATCCTAAACGAAGATCAGTTATTATTGCAAAATTAAACGACATAATACAAAAAAATGGTGCAGATATAAACAAAATAGAAATGGATAATGTTGATAATAACCTTTTAGTTAGTCTTGATAATTATAAAAAAAACCTACAAACAAGTAAGAAATTAAAAAAATATTTTATAGATACAGTTGGTGGAAAAGGTAAATCATTATTTGGAGTGCCACTAGCAAATTCTAAAATAACAAGAACCTTTAATGCACATCATTTATATACAAAGTTTTTTGTAGATATGAAAGGTCGTACTGACCCTAACGCAGTCTTTGAATATATAAGTGCAAGAGCAGCAGTTATTAAAGAAGCTAATAAAAAAAATGTAAGATCATTAGATAATATGTTTCAAAAGGCTAGAACACAACTGCCTTTAGATACTTATAATGCTTTATCTGATTTTGTAGAAAGGTATGGAGCAGGTGGAGAAGTAGATTTACAAGCTAGTGTTATTGCAATGAATGATTTAATTTTAGAGTCAGGAATTGTACTAAGAGATTTGTCTGGTCAAATGCACGAAATGTTAAAACTTAGCAAGTCAGGCAGTATGAATGGTGATTTATATGATGTATTAAAAAAAGATTTTGCTTTTACTCTTAAATTTTTAAGTGACACTTTAAATGTAAAAAACGCTTTTGGTAGTGAGATAGGTAAGACTCTTGCAGTAATGCAAAAAACATCAGGAGATATACCAAGAGGATTAGATAATTATTTAAAATCAAGCAATGCAGATAGAGTAATAACTGATTTAAAAACAGCAGATAGCTTATTAGAAAAATCAAATATAGAAGACCCACTAGGAAACTTTACAGTAGATCAGATATTAAAACTAGCAGACTCAGGAGATACTAAAGCGTTAATGAAAGTTACTCAACAACTACATTTAGCAGCAACTAATCCAAAAGCATTAAAGATGATATTAAAAGCACAAGCAGGTAATTCTGTTATAAAAATTACTAATGAATTATTTATAAATTCTATTTTGTCTAGTCCAATAACGCATCAGGTCAATATGATTTCTACTGCTTTAAATACAGCAGTAAGACCATTACAAAAAGTTGTTGGTGGAGTAGCAGAAAGAGATCCAGCAATAATTAAAAGAGCAATAAAAGATTTATATTACCTAACTACTGCAAGTCTTGAGTCTATGTATATGGCAGGAAGAGCATTTATGAACAATGCAAATATAATTGACTCTGCTAACCAGACTGTTGATATGTCAAAACTTAACGCTATAGATGTATCTGAAAGAGGATTTGGAATAAAAGCAATACATGGTTTTTATACTTTGCCACAAAGATTTCTTATGGCAGAAGATGAATTTTTTAAGCAAGTAAACTTTAGAGCATTTATTAGGGCAGAGATTTGGGAAAGAGCTAGTAAGATGAAATTTAAAAATAACGATTCATATAATAAATACATAGAAGGTGAGTTTAAAAAAATAATTAATGTTGTAAATAAAGAATCAATGCTTGGTAAATTAACCAAACAAAATGCTTTGTTATATAAAAAAGCTAGACAATATGCACAGGAAGCAACTTTTACTGAAGACTTAATGAAAGGTACATCAGGCAAGTTTATACAAGACGCAGTTAACGATCAGCCTTTGCTACGTCAGATAATTCCTTTTGTTAGAACACCCCTGAACTTATTAAAACAATTTAATAAATCAAATCCATTAACACCAGTTTTAGCTAAAAGTAAATTACTAAGAGAAAATTTTGCTTTTGTAAAAGAACAAGCAGAAGAACTAGCATCTTCAGATGCAAGTGTAAGAGCTATAGCTAAAGGTAGAACAATAACAGGCGGTATGTTTTGGGGTGTAGGAATTACTGCTGCGTTTAGTCTTAATGACCCAACAGCAAGAGTAGCCATAACAGGTGGATTACCTGCAAACAAAGCAGCTAGAGAAAAATTATTAGCTACAGGATTCTTACCTTATAGTTTTAGACTTCATGTTAAAGAGGAAGATATAGAAAAATATGGATTAGAAGGTAAAGGTTATGAAGTAATACCACACCCTGAATTTCCTGACGTAAAATATGTAAGAGGTGCAGATGGCAAATTAGCTTATAAATATGTTAGTTATAAAAGGTTAGACCCTTTTGCAATGTATTTATCTACGTCAGCAGATTTAGCAAAAGTTACTGGTCTATTAGGAGAAGAAGCACAATTAGAAAAAGATAGTTTATATCAGGTTGCTATGGCTGCTATGTATAACAACTTAGCTGACAAGTCTTACCTAAGAGGTATTACAGAGTTAGTACAAGTTATGAGAAACGAATCTAGTCTTAATGGTTATCTAATGAACAGACTTGCAACTTTAGCTGTACCTCTAAGTGGTTTAGCAAAAAATGTCAAGACTGCAATCAACTCAGATTTGTTTAATCAAGACAAGTCAGGCAATATCAGAATGGATAGAAAGATAGCAGCAGGAGAGTTTGTAGGAGAAGATGGTCAGCCAAGTCCTAAGTATGCACCAATGATAATGTTGGCAAGATTTATCAATGAAATAAAGGGTAAAACACCTTTTGGCAATTTTAAAGCAAGACCAATGCAACATCACATAACAGGACTGTTTATAGAAATACCTGTAGGGTTTGGTAAAGATGAATTAAGTCCTTTTACAAGTGGTTATTTACAAAAGTCATTATCAAATAATGATTTAGTCTTAACTGCTTTACAGGCAGTTGGTCAAGAGTTTAGCCCACCAACGGATGTACTTAAAACAGAAGATAAATTTGGTAGTCAAATACTTTTAGATAAGGATGAATTAGAAAACTTAATAACTGCAACTGCTTTTATTCCGTTATATGAAGGTGGTAAAAAGCAAAGAATGTATGATGCAATGAATCAAATATTAGTAAGTCCTGCTGGTACAAGACTTTTAAATTTAATAGGTGCATTAAATAATCAAAGAGGTAAACCTATTTCAAATGAAGAAAGAAGAGATTTATTTAGATTAACAGGTAATGAATTTTACTTAAATGCTGATTTCAACGATAGTATGAGAGTAGATATTATAGATGCAGCAAGAGATGATTTAGGTTCATTACTAAGTGCTATACATACAAGATATAAAAAAGCAGCTAAAAAAGCATTTATAACTGGCAAAGGATTACCAGAAGGAGTAACTGGACTATCTAAAGAAAAGAAATTACAATATGATGAGAGGTTTCAAAAACTATTACTATGGGAATCAGGACTTCGTAAAAACGAAACTACTGAAACACTTAAAACTTTTTTCTAAGCTATGGCAACCAACACCACTAATACATTTACTAACCATACAGGAAATGGGTCTGAAGTAAATTTTTCTATTAGCTTTACATATATTTCTAAAACAGATATTGATGTAACAGTTGGTGGTGTTTTAAAAACTCAAGGTACTCACTATACAGTAAACGGTCAGCAGATTACATTTACTTCTGGTAATACTCCTGCTAATGGTGCTGCAATAAAAATACAAAGAGATACAAATATAAGTGTAAAGACAGTTGATTTTCAAGATGGTAGTGTACTTACAGAAGCAGATTTAGATAGCAATACAAATCAGACTTTATTTGCACAACAAGAGATTACGGATAAGTTAGCAGGTATAGAAGAAGGAGCAACAGCAGATCAAACCGCAGCAGAGATAAGAACACTTACTGAAAATGCAAGTGATAGTAATGTCTTTACTGACGCAGATCATTCTAAATTAAATAACATTGAAGCCAATGCTACTCAAGATCAAACAGCTAGTGAAATAAGAACACTTGTAGAAAATGCTAGTGATAGCAACGTGTTTACTGATGCTGATCATACTAAGTTAAATGCCATAGAAGATAATGCAACTGCTGAT